CACGGCCCAGGCGGGCCATGCCAATTCACAGACCGCCCTCAACGAGGCGGTCAAAACCCGTACGAATGTGGACACCCTCATTTCGACGGAAAATCTTCAATCAGCGCGAGCCCTGGCCGAGCGCGCAAAGGCCGATGAGGCCTTCTATCAAACCCCGGAGGGCCAGGCCCTCCGGACACTCGACCAAGTCCGCAAATCAATCCTAGGACACTAGCATGTCAAACAAAGCAAACCCGCTCCTCAAATCTCAAAGACCACGTAAAAGGCTTCAACTAAACTTCCCGGATGATGGCCTTACACAACAAAACTTCCAAGAGGAGACGGATATCAACAACATCATGGCGAAGTTCGCCAAGACTGGACTTGTCGATCATGTCAACAAAGTCACCGGCTCCTACGGTGACTTCACGTCCGTCCAGGACTACCAGCTGCACCTCGACCAGGTCATGGCCGCCAACCAGGCGTTCATGCAGCTGCCCTCGGCCGTGCGTCGGCGCTTCGACAACGACCCGGCCCACCTGCTGTCTTTCCTGCAGGATCCGCGCAACCTCGATGAAGCGGTCAAGCTCGGGCTGGTCAACGCACCTCCCGCTCCCGAGCCCAAAGCCGACCAGGCGAAGCCTGGGAAGGCGTCTGGAGCCGACGGAGGAGGCGACCAATCAGGGGCCGCGTAGGCGGCTCCGTTAATAGGCTCTTCCAGAGCCTATTCCCCAGCCCGGACGTGCCGCACGCTCCGGGCCAGAACAGTTACCTACTTGATGTAACTGTTCTGAGTGACACACCGGCAGTGCCCCAACGAAAGGAAACGTCAAAATGGCATTTCGTAGAAAGATGACCCGGAAGGCATCCAAAAAAAGCTTCCGCAAGGGCGCTATGCGCGTCCACAAAAAGAACGTCCATTCGGGCGTGCTGAGAGGCGGTATCCGCCTATGACCTGCTTCTCACCTCTAAAGGGGTGGCGAGCTCGGGAGGTCAACCCTCGGACCGGCAAGCGTGCAATCGTCTTCCGCCGGTCCGAGGGTTTCGTCGATCAACCTGTCGAGGTTCCCTGTGGTCAGTGTTCAGGGTGTCGTCTCGCCAAGTCTCGTGAATGGGCAATTCGCTGTGCCCATGAGGCTAGTCTACATCAAGAGAATATATTTATCACCCTGACTTATGACGACCTCCACCTCCCCAAAGACCGTTCGCTCGATTATCGGCACTACCAGCTGTTCATGAAGCGTCTCCTCGTCTACGCCGACAGGAGCCTTAATCGCCACAAGGTCCGCTTCTACATGTGCGGTGAGTACGGCGAGCAATTCGGCCGCCCGCACTATCACGCCTGCATCTTCAATCTCGATCTCCCCGACAAAAAGCTCTGGAAGACGGTCCGCGGTAACGCGGTCTACAAGTCGGAAAAACTTGAGGAGATATGGGGCCAAGGCTTCACCTCTATCGGTAGTGTCACGTTTCAAAGTGCGGCGTATGTCGCACGCTACATCATGAAGAAGGTTACTGGAGACCAGGCGGCGGAACACTATGAGCGCATGGATGCCGAGACCGGTGAATTCTATCAGCTCAAGCCTGAGTTTACGAATATGAGCCGCCAGGGCGGCATTGGTAAGAGCTGGATCGAGAAATTTCGAACAGATGTGTTTCCGAACGATTAGGTGGTCCTTAACGGCAAGAAGGTCTCTCCGCCCAAGTTCTATACAAATCAATACGAGTTGCTCTATCCTATTGAGGCTGCAGCAATGAAGCTGCGACGAAAGGAGAGGGCTAAGGCTAGGGCGGCGGATAACACCCCGGATCGGCTACGCGTCCGGAAAACCGTCCTGGAATCCAAGCTCTCTCAGCTTAAGAGGAGCCTCGAATGATCTACCAAGTCTTTGCGGTCAAAGACTCTAAGGCAGCGGCGTTCGCCCTGCCTTTTTTCTTGCCCCGTATGGAGGTCGCTTTGCGATCGTTCCGCGACGCGGTGAAGAACCCGGAGCACGACATGCACCGGCACCCGGAGGACTATTCGCTGTGGTGCCTGGGCGAGTTCGACGACAACCTCGGCCAAATGCTGCCCACTGAGCCCGTTCTCGTGGCTCGGGCACTGGAAGCCCCGGAAAGGTCCCACGGCCGTCCTAGGGCCGTTTCTGAGGATCCTGTTGAGGCTCTGGGGCGCTAATCATGGCTGGCACATCCTCCCGTCTACCTTCGGTGATGTCGAACCACTTCGCTCGTGTCCCTGACGCCGAGATCCCTCGGTCGTCGTTCAACCGGGATCACGGCTATAAGACCACGTTCGACTCTGGCTATCTGGTGCCGGTCTTCTTCGACGAGGCGTTGCCCGGCGACACCTTCAACCTCAAGATGACCGGTTTCGGTCGTCTTGCTACCCCTCTCCACCCGTTCATGGACAATCTGTTCGTGGAGAGCTTCTTCTTCTGCGTCCCGAACCGGCTGGTTTGGGACCATTGGCAGGAGTTCAACGGCGAGCAGCGCGACCCCGGGGACACCACGGACTACCTGGTGCCCACGATGACCTCGCCCGCTGTGACGGGCTACACCTACGGGTCGCTGTCTGACTATCTCGCCATCCCGACTGCCGTTCCTGGCCTGGTGCACGATAGCTTGTGGCACCGGGCCTATAACCTCATCTACAACGAGTGGTTTCGGGACGAAAACCTGCAAGATTCTGTCGTCGTCGACGTCGACGATGGTCCGGACAATCCGGCCGACTACGTTCTCTTGCGGCGCGGTAAGCGCCACGACTATTTCACCTCTGCCTTGCCCTGGCCGCAGAAAGGTCCATCTGTGGACCTGCCCCTGGGCTCGACCGCCCCTGTTATTGGGATCGGCTCGAAGGGCACGGCCGCAACGGCGGACGTGACGAATGTCAAGCAGTCAGACGGTTCGACCGTCACCTATCTGGATTCCTGGGGCGCTTACGACAACACGGGGACGAACTCGACGTACATCGAGGCGTCGGGTGGCTTTCCCAATATCCGGGCGGACCTGTCGGCCGCCACGGCTGCCACCATCAACCAGTTGCGCCAGGCGTTCCAGATTCAGCGGATGTACGAGCGCGATGCGCGCGGCGGCACCCGCTATACCGAGATCATCCGATCTCACTTCGGCGTCACGTCTCCTGACGCCCGGCTTCAGCGGCCGGAGTACCTGGGAGGCGGCTCGACGGCTATCAATGTCAATCCGGTGGCGCAGACCTCGTCCACCGATACCGAGACGCCCCAGGGCAACCTGGCCGCTTTCGGCACCCTGCACATGAACAATCACGGCTTCTCGAAGTCGTTCACCGAGCACTGCTTGGTGATCGGCCTGGTGTGCGTTCGTGCCGACCTCAACTATCAACAGGGCCTGTTGCGCATGTATTCGCGCCAGACCCGTTTCGACTTCTACTGGCCCGCTCTCTCGCACCTGGGCGAGCAGGCTATCCTCAACAAGGAAATCTATGCGCAGGGCTCGGCCGACCTGGTCGCGGATGCGGCCGTGTTCGGCTACCAGGAGCGGTATGCTGAGTACCGCTATAAGCCCTCGATGATCACCGGCAAATTCCGGTCTAACGATGCCCAGTCCCTGGACACCTGGCACCTCGCCCAGGACTTCGGCTCATTGCCTGTTCTCGGGCCAACTTTCATCGTCGAAGACCCTCCGGTCGATCGCGTCTTGGCCGTCGAAGACGAGCCTCAAATTCTGTTCGACGCGTTCTTCAAGTTCACCTGTGCCAGGCCGATGCCAACCTATTCGGTCCCTGGCCTTATCGACCACTTCTAGGAGCGCCCGCTATGGTCGCTCCGCTACTCGCGGCTGCGCTCCCCGCGCTCATCGGCGGGGTGGCGTCAGCCTTCGGCCAATCTATGGCCAACCAGGAGGCCAAAGAGGCCTCCCAACGCCAGATGGACTTTCAGAAGGAGACCCTGCAGCACCAGTATCAATGGGGCATGCAGGATATGCGCAAAGCTGGTCTCAACCCCATCCTGGCCTACAAACAAGGCGGCGCCGGCTCTGCTTCCGGTGCCGACTACACCCCCGGTAACGTGGGGGCTGCCGCCGTGTCCGGCGCCAGCACAGCGACGAGCTCGGCTCTCGCTGCTCGAGCACAAGATTCTCAGCTCGAAAACATCGCCGCGGATACGCGGCTAAAAGCGTCCCAAGATC